AAAATCATCACCGCTATCAAAAAATATATCATTAGCGACAACATTAACTACTTTTATTATCTCAGGTGGTTTACCTTTAAATCTATAAAGATCATTATCAGAATCGTATTCTAAGTCGTATTTAACCCTACTTAGGGTTTTACTTGGAAAATTATATCCGTTTGCGCTATATGCCATAATTCTATTTTACGTATTCTTGTCTGCTTCCTAATTGATCATAAGGTATATGAGCGTCTACAAAAGTAGTATTTATTATACCTCCTGCGGAGTCACTCCGTGTCATTCTAAACTGAACAGTAGCACTTATAGTAGCGTTAGATAAATCAATATGAACTAAATTTGTTATTTGGTTTAATGTACCGCTAGAATACGTAAATGCATTATTGGTATTAGTATCTACAATTACTTCTGTCCAAGCTGTTGTTTTTGCTTCACCATTACTTTGAATGCGATATCTTAAAGTAAATTCCCTAGTTGTATTATCGGTTTGTTCCCAATGAATATGCATATTCATAGTATCATTATCGCTCATCGCATGAGGTTTTTGTAGATTCCATATTACACAATCATTATCATCTGTAATATCTCCATTCTGACTAAACACTATTGCGTTTTCTGAATAATCGTAATCCACTGATCCAGAGTTAGAATATAGCCTTCTACCTATCAAAGAGTTCGCTAAATCATCCCAAGCAACATTCTCTTTAGGTTGATTATCTAACCCTTCAAGTAAATCTTGATCTACCTTCGTTCCTGATTTATTTAATTGATATGCTGTCATTATGTTCTATATAATTCTATTGCTGTGTTATATAAACTACCTGCTCCAGATACTTCTACTGTAAAAAATACCCCTTTATTTTTAACATCGAAACCAGTGGTGTCTCCTGCGTAAAAAGTAATTAATGTGTTATATTTCTCAACTAATGCCTTGTATGGAATAGTCACCTCTTTCATAATAATAGGTACGGTTTCGTTTACATAACTTCTAATAGTAATAATCCCTGCTGCTGCTGCCGAAGGATCGAATGTAAACTGAACATTAGCTACTATTTCTGGAGTATTTTGAAACTCTGAAAATGTAGCCACATTAGTAGATGTATTCCAAATACCTGTTATATGGTCAGGAAAAACCTCAAATGTCCTAGTATTGCCATTGCATTCAAAATCATATTCTGTTGTAGCAGACATTACTAAAGGATCTCCAATCGTATAATCATCTCCAACTATATCTTGTATAGGTGAGTGTAGTCTACCATCTAATATCTTAACTATGGTAGCTGCTGTAAATGGTAATTGTACTGCCATTATATATTATTTTTTACTTGTAATTGTTCGCCTTCGCTATCTAATATGTTTTCACCTTCACTATCTTGTAGGTCTACATACTCCCATTGTCCTAATGGTACTAGTGTGTTGTCGTTAAGTATTACTGGATTTGTATTTACTATAGTCTCCCAATCATATCCTAATGTATCTGATTCTGCTTTTGTTACAAACCCTTGTTGATTAAGATAATCTGACCCATAAAGAGATTCTGACCAAGATGGTGTATCAACAGATATATGTACTGAGTTTTCTGTCACATCATGTAATACTGTCCCTGCTCTTTCACATGTTGGATAAAAATATGTATAAGAAGTACTATCACCTATACCTACTAAGTCAATTGTAGAAGGAGATCCATATACCGTTAAATCTACTGTTCCAGTTGTATCTTCCCATGCTGAATCTAAATTACCATTAGGTTGGCCTATATAAGTGTGAGTATTATTTATATTCACATTCCAAATATAACCACTTCCTAAATAAGTCTTACCACCCCCACCACTAGTATAAACCCCAATATTAATCCCTGGATCATTTGCAATACTTGTTGAACTATCACCTATAATACTTATATCTACATTATTTATTGTAACACTTATTATTTCTGTACCTACTTTTGTAATTATAACTTCTAGTTTAGTATCTTGTAAACCTGTTAAATCATAAGTAGCACTACTATTAGTAGTTGTAGTAGATCTTGTATAAATATATAAAATACCGGCATTTACCCAAACAGACCAATGAGAAGAAGCAACACTACCTCGAATTCTAAAAAGAGGCCCAAACACAGAAATATCTGTAATATAACATGTAAATGATAATACTTGATCTCCAGCAACATCATACAAAACACTAGAACTAACATAATCATCAATCCCATCAAAATCCAATAAACCTAAAGCATCACCCTCTATAGGGTCAATTCCTATATTACATATTCCATTAGCAGGTATTGTATATAATCCTGTTCCCGGTATAGATACACCTTCAACAAGTGAACCATCTGAAGGATCGGTATAATCAAATGTGCCTGATGTACGATAGAAGTTTATTACTGAAGAAGTGGTAGTTGTGGTGGGTGATCCACTTACAGTACCATCATTAACCCCAATAGTGTCTTCCCACGCTGGGTTTAAATTTCCAGCAGGATAACCAATGGTGTTAAAAATGCTTCCTATAGTTACATCATAAATAAGAACGTTATTAGCCAAAACCACACCAGAAGAACCTATAAAATTATTAGCCCCTATCCCAGAAAAAACTGTACTCCCTGTTTGTATTAAAGTAGATCCATTTACTGTAAAATTTGTTATAGTATTTCCTACTTTTGTGACCTCACAAACTAATTCTATTTCAGTTAAACCGTTTAAACTATACTTAACTTGATTAGGAAAAGCGTCCGTTGAAAAATGTATATCAGTGTCTTTTAGTGTACATTTAATCATATTAGAGCCTATATCTCCAAACACAAAAATACCAGAATCAGATGTGTAATCGTTTATTTTTCTATATAGACTAAATGTTATGGTTTCGTTTACTCCTATGGTTATTAAAGGATACTGAATGTAATCATCACTCCCGTCAAAATCTAACAAACCACTAATCCCACCACTCTCTAAATATTGTCCATAATAAACTGTATCCGTACGAGTACCTATTGAGTCTTTTATATAAGGAGAATAGCCAGATAGAGATGTTGTTATAGGGGTATCACCATCGTAAGATATACTTCCATCTATAGAACCTACAGTATCTACCCAAGCACTATCTTGATTACCATTAGGATGACCTGCTACGCCAAATGTGGCTGTACCTGCATTTTTTATTGATATATCCCAAATTAACGTATCCCAAGCATTCTGATCAAAAGTAATACCCCCACTTATACTAAATGTTGAAATAGAAGCACCTCCTCCAGAAAACATAGTAATTTCAGTTTGTACTATTGAATTAATACTAAAACTTATAACATCAGTAGTAGTTTTAGTAATTATACAGTTTAATATAGTACCTTTTAAACTAGAAATATCATATATATAAAGATTATCACAATTAATAGCAATAAAGTCGCCATATGTTGCATGATTTCTACCTATATAAACTTGACAAACATCTTGATTATCTGAAGAATTTCCAAAACTAAAAATATTAGAACTCTGTGATATTATATCAGTTTTTACATATAAACTAAATTCTATAGTTTTATCTCCCTCTATAAGATTATTACTTACAAAATCTATTTGTCTATTTGATAATGTTGGAGGATCATAACTAAAATCTAATAACCCTTCTATAACAGATTCTTCTATAATTCTACTGTTTAAATTTTTATGCCAAGAGATAGCAAGATCTTATGCCAAGAGATAGCAAGATCTTGGACACAGCTAGGTAATCGTATTCCTGAAAATACACTAGTTAAACTTCTTCCAAGAAGCCTTGATATATTTCTACCAAGAAACCTCATTACTGTCTAGTAGCTATTTCTAATGTTCCAGTTACAGAACCAGATAATATTAATCTAAGTTTTGTTCCTTGAGGAATACCTGATATAGCTTCTGCTATAGTTTCTCCAGCAGCTAAAGTATAGGTAAAATCATCTCCACTTGAGTCAGTGGCTTGAATCCAATTAGTTCCACTAACGGACATTTCTACATTTATTGTAGCTACTCCAGACAAATCTGAAGATGGATTACTTACCTCAAAAGACATTCCACCTGAATAACTATTTGTTACAGCTATTGGTTGATCTGTTTGAGCAAGTATTGTAGTGATTTTTTTAAGGTTGGCTAACTCTTTTCGAGCAACTCTATGATAGCCTTTTGGGCTAAAGTTTCTATTACTTGGCATTTTCTGTCAATTTTGTTTGTAAATATACAAAAAATAATTGAAATTTCCAAATTAAGAAATAGATACAAAAAAAAAGGGATAGAACTTAATCTACCCCTTTAATTATTAATTTATTTTTTCTCTATTAAGAAATACCTAATGCAGTTTTAAGGTCAGTATGAACAGTACTAGCTGACTCCGCTTCAGTCTCAATTAAAACAGCTCCAAAAGAAGCTACATCTCTGTCTAAAGTAGTTGTGCTTAAGTCTTTATATGATAAAGTAATCTGTTGATACGTCTTACCAGATATTGCGTCTGGAGTGTAGTCAACTGGATAATCAGCAATTCTGTAAGATTCACCTCGATTACCTCTTAAGAACCATTCTACCTCAGCAACTTCTTTATAAGTACCAACACCTTTTGAAGGCACTGTTACTTCAGATACCGTTGTAGCACCAAATCCCTCACCAATTTTCCAAAATTTGAAAAATACTGGAGAATATTTTAATTTACCTGCTTTAAAAGGCATAATTTGACCAGTTAAAGTTACACCAGCATCAGCAGTAGCTGCAGTAGCAGCAGCAACTCTTTCAAAAGCAGTATCTACAGCAGCATAATTTGCTCCTTGATATGCATATGCGAGAGTTCCAGTATTAGTAGTAGTATTAATAGCTGTTATTTCATAACAAACATCGGTTACTGCAGTTCCTATTCTTAAATAATCACCTACAGCTAATGCTGCATTTCCAGTTGCATCATCAATATCTGTAGCAGTAAATAATTTACTACCTTTATTTAAGGTAATAGTATCAACACCTGTTCCTAATGCAAGTCCAGCACTATTAATTAAAAGATCAGCTACCACTACAGGATAAACTTCTCTAGAATTATTTGCAACTGCATTTTCTACTATACCGCCAGCAATTTCTATTTGCGTAGCAGCAGAACTTGAACGATATGCTAAAAACTTAGTGGGAAGACCTCTTCCAAAGGTTTTAGTATTATCATTCCAATTATAGTGAACAACATAATCTTCACCATTAGCAACATCTATTGATCCAGATGTTCCATTAAACCCTAGGGCTCTAACTCCTTGAGCTTCAGCTACTGGAGTTCCTACAGCGTTTTTCTGTGAAATATTACTGTAATCGATTACAGGTGATTCAATTATAGCGCCATCTACACGCTTATAAACAATTTGGAATCTTTGTCCTGCTGTTAGTGCTGTAGTTTTTGCAACCAAAGAACCTACCAAAAATACACCTATTTGTCCTGCGATAAGATCAGCTCTAGTTTCAGAACTAGTCGCTAAATCATCATCTTTACCGATAACAATGTGTGATACATTTGCTTGAGCAATCATTTTTTAAAAGTATTTAATTTAACATTAATTATTATTCGCTTCATTACTTGCGATATTATAATATTCTGGAGAACTAGCTCCAGTAATTATTTTGTAAGCTTCATCTACAATATCATCATGCAGATCTTCATGTAGAATACAGTCAGTTCCAGCAGTTATATCCATATCTGGAATATTAGAAGTATAAACTATTAGGTAATCATTTAATCCGTTAAAAAACGCTGGTATCATTTCAACTATATTATCTCCAGCTGAAATACTCCAAATAGTTTCAGAATCTGGATTTTTATATGGATTATCTATATTTGCCCAATAAAAATCATGAGTAATAGATTTAACTTTTAATAAAGCATTAATATCAGATGTTGCTGATTCAGATCTAATATACCAACAGTCGCTTGGTAATTCATATCCAATACCTTTTGGATATAAAGCACCATATGGATTTGCTAATACAGGAACACCTCTTTTAATTAAAGAAGCTAAATAACGCCTAACTCTTTCATTATAATCAAATCCACCATATTCTCTCTGAGGATCATGACTATCTATATCTTTTACAATTCTTCTTTGAGCGTTATTTAAAACATCTGACAATTGAATATCTGTATATGCTGGAGCAGATAGATCAAATAATCCATCAAACTTTAGCAATAACAATCTTTTCATTTCAACAATAGTCATTATTTATTAGATCTTTTAATTCTCTCTTCAATTAACAATCTTTCTTCCTGAAACATTGGATCACTATAATGATCTACAACACCTTGTAAACTTCTTCCTAAAAGTTTATTGCTTTCAATTTCTCTAAATTCATTTGAAGTTCTATCAATCATAATTGCCTTAGCTTCTATTGCATCAAAAACAAATATCTTTTCAGATGATTGAGGATCAGAAGCAGCAGATATAAAGTCATCTATATTTACAGCTCCTGGAGTTTTTTCTACCTGAGCTATAATTTTAGTAAGTTCTTTTTGTAAAAAGTCTTTAGTTGCTGTTTTATCTGGTTTCTTATCCATTAATCTAAGAATATCAACCATTTGCTTTTGTGATTTTTGCACTGACTGAAATAAAGTCATAGCTTTAAGCATTTTATCAGCTAACTTACTTTCTTTTTCTATAATAGCTTTTTCATCAACTATAGCCCATTTATAACTAGGTTTATCTTCTCTTTGATCCCAACTTGGAGCTATAACATCTTTATATGATTGCAATATTCTTAATCGCAATAAATGTACTGGATTGCTTAAATCTAATATAGATTCATTTTTATCAAGTTCAACCCAAGTTTTACCCCAGAATTTAGACTTTCTTTTATATAAAGACATTTCGCCTTTTTCTACACCAAGTTCTTTTTCAAAAAAATCTAACTCACCACTTTTAAATGTATTTATAAAACTTCCAGTGTCAGAATCTTGAGCTAATGTAAATCTCTCTTTACAGCCAGTATACATAAATTTACCATCATGCTTACTATCTTTAGATGCAAAAGCTTTACCTCTTACAATAGGCTTAATAGTAACTTTTTTATTTTTTAATATCTGTACCTCTTTAATTTCCTTTGTTTCCATTATATATTTTTTTTAAAGTAAGGGGGCTATTAACCCCCTTTATGTTATTTATGCACTAAGTACTGAGGGAATCCACTCACCCATCCTCATAGGGTTACGAACCATACAACCGCACCAATCTGCTTTATGAATTGTATATCCATCTACAGGAGATGCCATCATCTTAGGAGAACCTTTTGTTCCACCTGGAGAATAAGGATCTCTTAATCCTGGTAAATAGCCAAATGCTTCATCAAAGCCTTTTGCTCTAACCATTTGAATATTTGGATTTCCTTGTGCTGTACCAAAATCCATAATAGTCATTCTATGAGATTCTGCTAAACCTCCGTCTGGATGCATTAACTTGTTACGAACTTCATCATCATAAGAAGGCATGTGAATGAATTCAAATACAAGTCCGTTAATTTCTGCAAGTTTAACAAACTGAGGTCTATGGTAAGAAGCTTTACTTCCTCCAGATATACCCTCTATTCTATTAAACTGTAACGCGCTTGCTCCAGCATATTGTTCTATCGCACGTGAAATAACTTTCAATCCATGCTCACCAGTAGCAATTACAAATCGTCTTGAATCTTCTGATAATTTACCTATAGATAAACTTAATGCATAGTCAACTAAAGTCTCTATGTCAAAAACACTATAATTAAATATATTCGAAGGAGAAATTTGCTCTCTTAATCCAAGACCAGCCTTGATTTCGTAACCAGAATCACCTATGTTTCCGTAAGTACCATCTTCTCTACGGTTTGATTTTCCATAAAATAATAGTCTAGACTTCTCTCTACGGAATTCACGAAGGAATGTCCAGTCAAGTTTGTTTAACCAAGTCTTAATTTGCTTTCCTTCACTACCATTTAAACCAAAAACAACAGGGTCATTTTCACGTTTATTGATCATGTCTCCAGGAACAGTATGCTCTTTACGCATAAATGACATTCTATTAGCCATTCTGAATGGAGAAGTAAAGCTTACATCAGAACCCTTCTTAGAAAGAGTTTGTTCTGATAAAGAGTAATCTGCTGACCATCTAGTATTAGAAGCAAGTTCTTCTACTGGAATAAACATTTCATTACTACTAGTAATTAACTCTGCTTCATAAGAAAAATTAGTTCCTATTTGCTTTCCTTCAGTACGTAGTAAAATGTGGTATAAGTCAGGTTTTTCTCCTACAATAACATGTTGTTGGAAGAATAACTTCTCTGGAAAGGTCATGATAAATCTAGATCCGCCTCTACCTGGCTGACTAGCAGCTGTAAATGCTGTTCCAGTAATATCAGTTGCCTCAACAAGAGGAATGTTTTTATCTTCTGCGCCTTGAAGTAACCACTCAAATTCTCTATCATCTTCGATATACTTAGTAGGGAACTTATTCATGAAGCTAATTAAATCTTCACCAAGATCCATATACTGTAATCTAGAGATAAAATCACTTATCATGATTGGTTTCTCTCCAAATAATGCGCCAAGATGATTGGTAGTCGTAAGACCAGCCCAATCTTTTGATTCCACTCTTAGAGTTGGAATCGAACTAGGTGTTGTTGCCATTATTTATTTTTATTAAAAGGTTATTTAAAATTAAATTTTTCTATCTCTTCAAGTAAGTTTTTATTACCTGTTTTAGATTTAGGTCTACTAGGAGTCTTTCCAGTATTTCCTTTATAGTTTTGTCTTTCAATAGCTTTATCAAAAGATTTAACCGCACTATTTTTTCCAGCAGAAGACAATACTGTCCAATCTTTAAAACCTTTTGTAGTTTCAAAAAGATATGCTAACATTATATCAAACTTGTAAGGATTCTCAACTCTATATTGTGCGATTTTATTTACTGGATTACCAAACTCATCAGCTCCTACAGGAGTAGTCATAATCTTAAATAAATTATCTTTGATATTTTTATTTATTTTTATGTTTGGTATTATTTCATCAGATTTTTCAAGAGTATCCTTAAATTCGCTTAAAGATTTTTCCCTCTCTTTTTCTGCATTAACTTTATCTTGTTTAGCATTATTAACAGCTTCTTCCTCATATTCATCTTGGAATGAGATTAAATCTGTTAAAGCTTCTTTAGACTCTCCTTCAAGATTTTCAAGATCATCAGATATTTGTATTAACTTATCAATTTTTGAGTCTGGAAACTTAGTTGTATTTTTATAATAATCTCTCATTATAGCTTTCTGAAGATCTTTATTTTCAGACAACTTATCTTGATTGATTGATTTATACTCAGTTCGTTTCTCGTCTATAGATAAAAGTTTTGATAAAGGAACTCCTTCTTCATAATTATCTAATAAATGTTTTACTTCATCTGGAAGAGATTTTTTATAATACTCTATCCCTTCACTGATTTCAGTATTCATTGCTGATTTTAAACCTTCAGCACTACCATCAAATTCATCCAAATTAAAGTTGGGGAGGATGCCATCATCTACAAGCAACTTTGCATATGGAATTAAAGGAGAGGAATTGTCTTCAGTGTCTTCTTCAGTATCTTCCGTTTCAGAATCAATCTCTTCTTCAGAGGTTTCTTCTTCAGAAACTGGGGCATCCTCCAATGACTTATCGTCACCTTGTAGATCAGTTTCAGAATTTTCTTCAGTTATTTCTTCTTCATTCTCTATAGTTTCAGTCTCCTCTTCTGATCCTATAGAATCTTCTAGTTCGTCGACAAACGAACCAAAGTTTAATTCTTCAAATAAATTATCTTCCTTTTCTTCCGCCATAATTATATTATTAATTATACACAAACATAATATTTTTTATTATGTTTTACAAATTTTTAGTTAAAAACTAATTTCTATTATAAACTTTACGCTACCTTGCGATACTTGTTAGCAAGTTTTTTTTACGACCTTTATCGAAATCTGTACGTCTTCCTCTTGATAAAGCACCACACTCACAACGATATAATTGGAACTTTCCAGTATTAGTATATTGGAACTTTCCAGATTCTGTTAATTTAATGCTTCCACAAGAACTACAAACTTGAGTATTTACGTCCATGTAAACTGCAATATTAGGATGAGACTTAATATATGGTCTAAGCTTTAAATAAACTTCTTCTAATACAAAGACATCTTGTTTATTGTAGGTTTCCATTTCTAGTATAGCTTCTACTTTTCCTTTTAAGCAGTCTATCCATAATTGGAATTCAGTATTTATTTTACCTTCTAATCCAAAATATTTTGCTAAAGCATCTAGCTTGTTAGAAGGAAATTTAAATACACCAGAAGCAACTTTTTTTGTATCAATAGATCTAATTGTATTGTATGGAGGTAGTCCGTTTAAAATAGCTCTTGTATTCAACATAGGCAAATCAAAGCGATCCCCATAATGAGCTACAACAATATCAGCCTGATCCATTAAGTCCCATAAACTTTTAACAATTCGATAGTCATCAACATTTAATACTTCCTCCCTAGTAATCTTATCAGAAAGAACTTCTCCGCTATATAACCATTTTGCAGACCACGTTAACATGATAGGTTCTTGCTCAACCTGATTCCACATTATATTATACTTAAATCTACCAAATGTATATGAAATTGACGGACTGGTTTCTATATCAAATATTAATATTTTAGGTAATTTGTCTTCATAATTTTTATTTAACGCTTTATTGCGTACAAAGTTTCTCGCATTATAAACTATATCTCTGGTAGTCTTCCATCTCTTAGAAAGTTTCCCAGCGCCCATATTCATATAATTAGGCTTGCTTCTAAATACTTCTACAATCTCTTCAAAACTCTTCTTCCCCATAATTTTTATTTAAATTATTTGCTAGTCGCTTTAGGTTTTGACTTAGCAATACTTTCCTTAGCCATATTAGATCTCTCAGTTTCTTTTTGAGCTCTTTGTTTTAATGATATATCTTCTGAATGTTTTCGTTCATCAAGGTTTTGTTTTTGTCTTTGTAAATCTATCTTATCTGATTCTGAAGAATCTTCTATTATAGGTTCCTCTTCATCAGATGAAGCTATTTTCTCACGCTCTATTTGAGCAGTAAGATTTGCATCAAAGTATTTAAACTCTAATTCCTTATCTTGTTTTTGAACTTCAAACTGTTGCTTGCTAGCCTCTACTTCAGATGCTTGTTTTGAAGCCTCTTGCTGTCTTTGGAATGCCATCTCTTCAGCATCATCAATAGTTCTTGCCATAGCAGTTATACTATCTTCTCTAAGAGCTTTAATCATAGCACTCATTCCTAATCCATTTTGTATTCCAGATTGAGCTAAACTTTGTATTAACTGCTTAAGCTCCATATCTTTTCTAGAATTACTAACAAACAAATCGAATTCAGTTGAAGCTATCTCTGTTGGATTAAACTCTAAAAATACTCTAGACATATCATCTAAAACATAATTAAGTTTTTTACTTTTCTCTTTTTTCCATGTATACTTAGCTGTATCTAATAAAGCATGAAGAACTCTACGCTTAGTTTCATCATGTACAAAAAACCATTTCTCAGTAATATGAGATGATTGAGCAACAGCTCTTTCTACGCCACCAACAGTTTCTCTATTTTCTATTTGGCCTTGTCGCTGCTTAGTTACTCCAGCAATCTCACCCATTTGAGTTTCTATATAAGTCAACATCCCTATAATCTGTTGAACGTAATTTCCTATATTAGGGTCTAAAACTTTTCCTGTTGTATTGAAGTTTCCAGATAACTTACCAGTAGAGGCTCCTTTTTTCCCTTCATTAAATGGATCTACTGGAGCCCATCCTAAAACATCAGCATAATACATCCATTTATCCATATCCCATTCATCTGGAATTTTAGATACATCTAATTCATATATAGGGCCTTTGTATTTAGCAAGAACCAATTCTAGTCTACGCATATAAACATTGTAGATATATTGATACGGTTCCATTCTAGACATTAAAGACTTACCATAATCCGTCCCAACATAACCAAGAAAGCATTTAGATATATTATCAAAATGTCTCATTTGAACTTCTCTAGGTTGCATTTTAATATAAATATCTTTACCAATCAAAGTTCCTTCCATGGCTTCATTAATCCAAAGCCACTTTATTGTTTCACCTAAATCTTTATTTATCTTATAATCCTCTGGAACATATTCAGTCTGCTCATTTCCTTCTTCATCAAAGAATGTTAGCATTCCAATTTTTCTTCTTCCTCTCCATCTCATTCTAACAACCCTAACGTTACCATATGTATCATACGGTAATGAAAACATATTGTAGGTTTCTGTCATTCCATCTAATGCAGCAAATCCTTCTCCATGTCCTCCCGGATTTAAATTAGAATGTATTTGAGGATAAGTATGTCCATATTCTAACACTCCACCTTTTGGATTAGAAGTATCATTTCTAGACTCTTCTAACTGGTTTATTTCTGTCTCCTTTAAATCATTATAAAATTCATCAACGACTCCACCTATTGGCTCGTAATTAATTTCCATTATGATATCGGAATCTTCTAATTTTTCAGAATCACCTCTTCTTAATGTAAAAACTCGTCTAGGATCTGATTTAATTACTCTAGGCTCTCCGCCAACAGAATCTATTCTGTATACCTCTTGACCCATAACTAAAGCATTCCTATATCCTCTATTGAATTTATCTTGAAGATCTTGCTCTCTAAATAGATATTCTAATATTCTTGTGGCAGTTAATTCATTAACATCTTTCCATTCATACTTAGCATACTTAGAAAACTTTTCTATTCTAGTCTGAGCATCTTGTTCATCAAAAGATTCATTCATTAATTCATCAGTAAGAATATCCATCAGCATCTTTTGAAGCTGTGTTTGATGATCAGAATAAGCGTTATCATTTCTACTCCTTATTACAAAATCATACCTTCTTTTTAATTCTTCTCCTTGAAGTAAATCTATTTTAGGAACAGCTAAAGGATAGTTTTTTAAAGATGATGGGAATGCAGCATATTCTATATCTAAAGGATTAAATACTTTTTCTATTTCATTCTCATCAATTATATCATTATCAAGATCTTCATATATAGCCATTTTATGCTTATTCTTTCCTTGATCTAAAAATGCTAAATCAAGCCCAGAATCAATACATTCTTTATACCAATCTTCAGTTTTTTCTTTATCTAATTTATTTTGTACTGGGAAATATCCCATTGATCCAGTGCTGCTATTTCCTATCATTTGTATATGTAGATTTGACGTAAATATAGTGAAAAATTATGTAACATCCAAATAAGTAATTCATTAAGAACAATTGTTATAAACTTTATCTAGCTGAAGTATTATATATATCTTTTTTAAAAGCCCTATCCCAAAACGGATCTGAAGCCTTAGTGGTAACTCTTTTATTAATAGCTATGTCAGTTGCTCTTGCTCTATCCTCTTTAAGGATCATTAACATATTCATTGCAGAGACCCTATCACAGTTGATGTCCTTGTCGAAAGCAATCCATTCTTTTATAAGACCAGGAGATTCTACTGTATCTAAATTCATTGATCCATTATCAGTATTATATGCCTCTCCATCCATCCAACTAACCTGTAATCCTAAACCATAATTTATTATCTCATTATTTGTCCTTGTACCTAATGCCTTATTACCTATTGTTGATCCTTTTAATAAGTTTTGATCCTTTAATATATCTGGAGTTTCAGCAAGTAAGTGTAATGAGTTTTTGTTTTTAAAGTATCCATATGGCCCTTTTATATTATTTTCATAATTACATATTGCATTATAAAATAACAATAACCTTCTAACTTGTTCGTAATAATCTTCAGCTATTCTAGTTCTACCAGTATACTCAGCAACTATTCTATTAGTCCATAAGTCCATTATAAATACTGATTGCAAAGATTGAGTAATATCATCATTACCATCTACATCAACAGGGTCCCATCCAGCAATATATTTACCCCAAGGAATGTTTCCATTATGATCTTTTTTTGGTAATTCAAATAACTCTATAGCAGAATCTAAATCAATACCTCTTCTTACTGGGTATTCTCTAATAACTCCTTTAGTTGTTGTAGTTAATTGAGGCTTTCCTTCTATTAAGTTAAATCTTACTTTGTATGTTGAATTAAGTATTGTTCTATTTGATTCTAATGTTGCTAATCTAGCATTTAAATCTTCAATAGGAAATATACCACCTTCAGTAGTAAGAAATATTTCAGATGGAACTAATGGAGCATTAATCCTTTCAGTAATATATCTAAGTTTAGAGTTTGATTCTTTAGCTTTAGCTCTATTACCTTCAATAAACTTTAAAGATTTCTCATCATTAGTGATGTAATTATCAGTCTCTTTAAACTTATTTAAAGTTTTTATTGCTGGTAAAAAGAAACCTATTTTACCTTTATTTTCCCATTTATCATCAAACGCTAAACAATTGTAATCTTCAGGATTATAGAAAACTTCTTTAGCATATAGTGCAGCTCCAGCTTTTGTTAAACCTCCAGTTCCTAATCCATATATAACTAAGTTTCTAAATTCAGAAGATTGTTGAGTAGATTCTAAAGCTCCCCATACTTCTATAATACTAGATAGGAATCCAACTTCTTCAAGGAAAGCCCTATTAGGTCTAGTACCATTGGCAGCTAATGGATCATCTGCAAAAGTACGATGATGAATAACTGATTTACTCTTTGCAGAATAGAAGTCCTTACCAGATGCCATTGATCCAGTAAATGTTTTATACAGTGGAGACTCAAATACCTCTCCATTAATCTCTTGTCTTCCAGGAAGATTCTCAAACGCTACTTTAGACTTACTTAATAAATCACTTGAGAACTTTGCTTCAACAGCTCCTACAACAGTGTCTGATCTAAGAGTTTCTCCTTTAGATATTTTATCTAGATAATAATCATAATCAGTTGCTCCATCAAATAAGAAGTTGTGATTTATTAATCCTGAGCTCCAGAAAGATTTTCCTCCGCCGCGACTGTTATGCACTGTAACACAGTTACTTAGGAGAAATAAATTATCACCATCAACCTCTATTCCATAAAACACATCTATTTTTTTAGGTATGATTTCAAAAGATGAGTGCTTTACATTAATTCTTCTGTCTACAAATTTAGCTTTTTTTCTTTTATATTTACAGGGGATGTTCCAAATATTTCCGCTTATTATAACCTCATATGTGTCAGAATATCCAGCTCTAACTCTTTTGGTTATATTAGAATAAAACCCGCAAGTCCTAGCCACAAAGCAAATATCGTCTGCTAATTTTTTATTTAACCCAGCATATATATCATAAGAATTGGCTTTTTTATCATAACAGCCATCACCATCAATAATACCCGCTAGAAGCTGTAGTCTTTGCTCTAGTGATGCAGTTTTTATATATTGAGGTATATGCTTATTATACAGCATTGGTTTTATAATTTCATATATCTCAGGGTTTTTATCTTTAAGCCATTTAATCTCAAAAGCTTGCTGCCTGTTACCAACAGCATCATGTGTTCTTATAACTCTATTTCCTAAAGTTAAATTATCAATAGACTCTTTATCTACAGATTTTATAGAGACTGTATTAGATCGACCATCAGCCAACCAATATCCTATAAAATAAGGATCTATAGGTATAGTAGTTTCGCCTTCAAAATTTAACTCCGATCCTTGATATAAATAAAATCTATCTGTAAAAGAAGATTGAGACTGTTTTTCTAATAATTCACCTAAAGAAATACTATCGTAAGATGTTTTATATATTCCAGGCTCTCTAACACCATCTACGTATTTTCCATTTAAGCGTTCTCGTTTAAACAAAGCTATTTGATGTTTAGAATTACAAATGTATGAATCAAATCTTTTAGACTTAATTTCATACATGTCATCAACCCCGTTATGTGTCGCTAAGACATTTCTTGGTTTAGAATCTGGCCCCATCACTCTATCCCCAATCTTTATATCTTCAATATATTTAATAGATCCATTAGCCATCATAACTTCAGTGCTCTTAGTAAAACACTCTAAATCTATAACATTTTTAGCTTGATTGTTATATAATGGTTTTCCTAAATCAATAAAATGATTTTTTCTTAAATATTCTCTAGCAGATACATATATTTTACTATCTAACTCCTCTTGAGTAATCCATTCAAACTCTAATGCTTGCTGCTTCTCAGGTCCATATTGACGATTACAAGTATATTTCTCGTCACCAGAAAATCCACTAAAACCACAAGCCTCTTCATATATATAAGCTTTTTCCCATTCGATATCTCTAAGCCACGGACGACCAAGTAATCTACCTTGAGCTTCTTTACTCTCTACAGAAATAGTATGAAAATTAGTATAGTAATAAAGCGTCCCAGGCATCCATTTACCAGAAAACCATTTCCCTTCTATACATGCTCGCTTTTGTGATCTCCACCAATCTAGATAATCATATCTCTGTGAAATAGGATGAAAGTTAGGAACCTCATTTATGAGAAAGTTAGAATTGTTTATTATCATCCTAAATCAATATTTTTCTCTGTAGTTAACTCATCTACATTACACCATGTCTCACTATCTTTTGTCCATATAACTAAATACTTATACTCATCATATCTAAATGAATATGAAACATCAAATATAAAACCTTTAGGACTATCTAGCATTATATGGTATATCTTATCTCCTATATTATATTTTTGTGTGCTTGCCATTATTTATTTTTGTTTTCATAATTATTTTTAAACTCTTCAAATGTTATATGCCTACTAGTACGCCACCATCTTAAATGAAGCCATTCATTATAATCAATCCACATATTAGATTTCTCCTGAGTCTGAAAGACTAAGGTTTTTCCCTCCCTTACCCTTTGCTGTTTCTTCTTCATTTAATTCCTTTTTAATTTTAACATAATCAGCATACATCTTACCAGTATTACTAGCTATCTTATCTAATTGATCAGCAGTGCCCTTCTGAAGTTTACCAAAGTCATCATATGTATCTAAAGTATATTCTTGAGCCTTAATAAATATGTCTCTCTTCCTCATAAACTCATCCCATGCTACAGCAGATTTCTCTGCTTGACTCAAACAGCTACTAATAAATAGTTCTACATGATCATTATAATCTTCTAACTTAAATGACTTATCTTTTACCATATCAAAAACTCTTTCTTCCTTATCTGGCAATCCATATAAGTCAGATTTTGGGTGGTAACATAAAGATATAGCCCACATTATATTTGAACTAGTCTTCTTGCCTCTAGATTTATCAGAGTTAAATAACTCTTTAAATGGGCTAACTATCTTAAATTGAGGATTGTATTCCCAAAATATATTGGTTACATTAAAATTTTCAGTTATATTATTCATTAAGATTTCTGTTATGCCTAAATACTTTATTTTTAAGGAAAACAATTTTCCTTTCCGTTATATGAAACGTTCCTAAATACTTCAATAATATATTACTAAAAGTACTAGGCTCATCCTTACTGCCTTTCTCTATTTCCTTTCTAAGGTATTTAAATTGAGAGTATACTATTTCTCTAGTCTCCTCAAATGATAACTCTTGACTTTCTGCTACATCCTTAATTAGCTTGCGGAGTTGTTTCTGTATTAACATCTTGGTTAAATGACATTTTAATGCTTAACTCTAATTTATTATAATCTATATCTATACTATAAGAAAACTCATCTCCTCTAATTTCTTTAAAGCCTTTTAATATCTTTTCGAACTTACCATAAATTCTATCTACTTCATTTAGGCTTTCTAACTGTATAACTTCTTCTGTTGAGTAATTCATTATAATTTAAAATTAAATTCTAGTTTAAATTCTTTATCAAAATATAGACTAGACAGTAACGAAACTAATTCATTATCCTCATTAACTAAACCTTTTTTTCTTATTCCAGATAAATTATTATTAAATATATCTTCTGATATATTAATAGAAGACCTCATCTCTTTTCTAATCTCTTTACTAAAGATTATTAAAGATCTGGTTTTAGGATCTATTGATTTATATTTATTATTCTGAAATAATATTTGACTTAAAACATCCAACTCTCTGGTTCTTAATAAATTGAATGGTGGTAAACTTCTGAATAGTTCTAAAAACTGTCTATAAAATTTACCTTCGGTTGTCTTAATCGGTATCTTTATCATCATTTACTTTATTTGATAATATCCAAAATAACTTTAATGCTTCTATTCTTTTCAATTCAAGAAGTTGTCTTCCAGATACTAACGGCGTGTCTTTTGTTTTAATAAACTTATCATCTCCTAAATACTTTAATCCTTCACCGTATTTATTAAAATACTCAGAACCAATAACAAATTCATCAGATTCCTTTAAAGGAATGCTATTTTTAATAAATAATACTCTGTCTTCCATTATGCTTTCTCTATTTTATAAATATTATCATCATTTTCTATATCAACTTCTCCAGATAAATATTGCTTA